TCTGAGAAATTCAGGTACTCCTTATGCTGGATTAACGACTACAAGCGAATGGAATTTGAAATCAGTATCAGATGCCGGAACTACTCTTGCAGTCAACAGCTATGCAAATGCTGCAATCGGTTCGAGTAGCGCAAAGTTTCCACCTTGACCACCCCAATTAACAGTTCTTCCTGTTTCCATTTTTTTTTATAAATTTTTTACCAAGTTTTCATTACATTCAACTGATTATACTTTACCTCTAAAGCAGATAAAGTATCAAAAATTTTAGACTGGTATTCCTGCCCCCAAAAAGTGTGTTCTCTCAAGACGTGCTGGTTTACTATTGTCGATTCAATATTTTCGTGATAGAAAATTTCGTCTCGCAATAAGTTCCAAATCGGATACAAAACAGGCTTCATGAAATTTTCTTTAACGTATTCAGGGGTCAAATCCTGACCTCTTTTACATACGATGAAAACACGAATGTCTATTTTGTATAATTGAGAATGAACCCAATTTTGTTTGTTTTCTTCTGAATCCCAAACCAACCAAACCAACGGATATTTGCCGATTTGGTTTTTATCTGCAATCGACATAGCGGCAATTAATTCCAAATAAGTCCCGAATTGAAAGTACGGAGTAGTCCCGGTGGGTAATAAAACCGTGCCGGAATAATCCCGCCTTACATTGTCAACAATGTTGTCGAAAACATCTGGAAAATATTCAAAATTAATTACTGCCATGATTTAGTATTTAACCCAAACTGGTTTAAATCGCCAATCTGAATAATCGTCTTTATTTGCGTACATAAAATTAAATAGGCTCGGATCATCATTGAAAATACTGAAATCTTCTCCTTTTTGTGCAATGTTTCCATAATAGGAAAACATCTGAGCCGGAAAAATTCCATATAATTCTCTTAGCCTATCCCATGCCATTATCATTTTATCGTATGGAGAAACACGCTCACCTCCCTCTGAATTTAATACCAATGTGCCAACGTCGCTAAGATGAATTGTTTCACGTTCTAACAATTTATAATAGACATAATATGCTATTAAAGATTGTTTTTGCGTGTTTTTCAAACCCTCCCATTTAAGCGTTATAGTATCGCCTGTTATGCTTTCATGCTGAAATTCAACCCCGTTAACTAAATCTTTGTATTTTTGTGTAGCCGGAACAAAATTAGTGCAATCAGCAATCAATAGCGAATACAATTTATAACCCAGTGCCGAAATCAAAATCTCTTTTTCGTACTGAGTTATCGCAGCCGATAACATAGTGGCATTTTCCGACAGATTCGGATAAGCGATTTCACCATTCAGATATGTACTGTCAATAAAAGACATTTTGGTTCTTTAATCTGTATAAACTTTAAATTCAAAGTCATCCAAAAGTATCCCGGTTCCTACGCTGTCATCGCCATTTATGATATACCTCACCCTGAAATATCTGTAAGATTTATCAGGAGGCGTGACCGTTTGCGCTGCATTGGCAATAACATGGGACGGTACTACTGTACTATCGGCAGGATAAGCAGATAGCCCGGTCGTATCGGTAAGCATAGTATGTGCGGCAACTGTACTGTTAAAGGTAGCGGTAACTTCAGTCCAATCAGATGTTAAAATTTGAATCGTATTATTAGCAGTAACCGCGCTCGAATTGGCAGCGGCTATAATTTCAACATAAGTGGCATCGTCGGAAAACTCTTTCCCAAATACCGAAACGTTAACAGTAGTGTCAGCCCCGGCAATAATATCGAACCGGCTTTTCACTGCTACTTTTCGCACATACCCGGGCCCGTTGTACCTAACCACAATATCAAGAGTATCCTGATTCGTTGCGATTAAAGTATCAGCGCTCGCGCCGGTATAATTAATATAAGTCCCCTCATTCGGGATGGTCAAACTTACAGTCCTTTCCTGAGCCATGCCTTGCACCGCTAAAAGAACAATCGCTAAAAGAAAAATTATTTTTTTCATTTTATTTTAATTTTGCTTCACCTTTGGCAATTAATGTTTGAGCCAATTCAGCCGATACCGTATAATCGCCTTTTAAATACTTTGAATTTTCAGCAGCCGTTATGGTTACTAATCCCGTCAAAGGTTTAACCGGCTCAATACCTATCACTGACTTTGTATCAATTTTTTTTGCCATTGGATTAGTTTGTTACTTTTTGAAGTGCAGCCTTAATAGTGGCAATAGAACCCTGAACCCAGCCATTTGCGTATTCAGTCGAAAGTTTTAAGATGCTAAAAACTTCACCTACTATTGTAGATTCGTTTTCAATAAATTGGTCGCCATAAACACCCTTACGAAGAATGAAATTAGAGTGTTTTTCCTGAATCAACTTTGAATCGCCAACAACCAAAGTCCCGGCGGTTACTCTGTTAGATATAATCGGGCGCAACCCTCCAAATTGAAGGTCAGAAGGAATAAACAACTGATTCCCGTTGTTATCCTGAAGATAAACAGCTTCGGCAGCATCGCCAGGATTTAAGAAAACGACATCAGGTTCGTAGCTTAATACCTGTACTGCAAGTTTTAAAGCACCGATACAACTGTAAACCGTCGGATTGACAATAGTCCCGTCTAATGCCGAACTGGTATAGGTTGGAACCCATGCCAGAATATCGGTAAGAACTGAATCCTGCCAAACGATAATAACATCGCGTTCGAACATTGCAACAACATCGATAACCAACTGTTCAAAGTCGATTTCAACTTCTTCGGTCATTTCAACACGCCCTGCAAATTTTTTGCGGGTAGCGTATTTCCATACAAATTTTTTGTCAGTTAAAGGTTTAGCAGCACCTTCTGAAACAACTGTTGGAACTCCAACCCCGGCAGTCGTTTCTTCTTTCCACTGCCACGTCTGAGGAACCTTTGAAACTTGCGCCCCGCCAATAACATCAATGATAAAATTAGCAGGATAACGGAAAACAGCCACCTCCATATCGTCAAACAAGTTGACAGTATTAACCGCGCTTGCGCCGGTCAGGATGGTAGATGTTTGCATCATTGCAGAGGCAGCACGTTTGGCTTTAAATTCGATTTCCCACGGCGCGCCGCCTTTACGGGCCCGTTGAATTTCGTCTTTCTTTTCTTCCAACAGCGAACGAAGTTTATATTTTTCTTCGTTTGAGAATCCACGTTTTGCACGTTTTTCAACGTCATCGACTTTTTGAGCCAACGCGCGGATAATATCAGCAGCGGATTTCCCGCCCTCAAAAGTCCCGACCATATCGGCTACTTTGTCAATTTCTTTTTTTCGCTCTACGGTGTCAGCCTGAAAGGCATTTTCAAAGGCTTCACCAATCGAACCTAAAAAAGAAAGTTCATCTGTGGATAGGTCTTTTTTAACTGACCTCTTCACAATTTCTAAAAACTGTTCTTTTTTCATTTAAAACTTTTTGATTAATGAATTAATAAAACTATCGCTTTCAGGCAGTTTGGTTTTCTCAATCTGAGCAACCAAAGCCCGCTTAACTTCAATTTGTGCGCTAATATCGTTTGGCACCGGGGCAAAACTTAAACTTTCCGGCTCCCACAAATCAGCATAATAAATAGGTATTTCATTTTGTTTTCGCTCAACAGTATAATTTAAAATACTTCCTTCAATGCTTACTGTTTTGAGAATTTTGTTTTGAACATCGTTTTTCAATTCGTCATCGGCTCTTGCACCAAATTTTACCCTCATTACAATTCCAGTATTCGTAAAATCATAGCCAACAGTTATTCCTAATAGGTTTTGAGCTGATGCCTCCCAAGGATGATTATCAAATAACGGAAGACCTGAATTCATCCTATCGGTTTTAATGTTCTCTTTAGAAGTCCTCAAAACTTGATAAAAATATTCATCGTTTTCCCATGAGTATCTTAATTGTTTGTTTTCTGTTGGTATTGCAACAGCTTCAAAATCCCAATCAGTGCCATCGGCTACAGGTGTTATCAAAGCCCTGCATACTTGATTGTCTTTCCTATCTTCTTTATTCTTTTCCATAACTTTTAAATATTTCGAGAATTATCGGATTTACATCAATTTCAGGGTTTAATACTTTTAATTTTTCAAGATTTGCTATTTTTTTCTGAATTAAATCTTCATTTTCAGATTTGTTTTGAGTCAAAACAGAAACATTTGAGGCATCGTAAAATATTTTATTACCGGCTGGTATCCTAAACATTTTAGTCAGGTTATCGCAGACCGTTTGCGCCATCGACAGTAACCCATTTTCCCAGACATTTCGTTCAGCATTTGCCTGGTTATCGAATGTCGATTGGTCTTTCCGAGGGACTAAAACAGGTGGTATCTGAAAAACAGAGGCAATTTTAATCGCAGCCTCCAATGTTTCCTCGAGCGGCATTAATTCGGCAATCGTTGCTAATGTCTTGACAAATTCGATAGGAACCCCTGATACTCCAAAAATATTTTTCCTTCCTGTAAGCCCATGCCGTTGCTTAATGTCCTCAATTATCTCATCGCGTTTATTTCCATCGGCAAAAGAAGTCTCAAAACTTGCCCCACTGGTATTTGATTTTTTCGCAATATATCCAGCAGCCCCGTTATTTGCATAAACATTATAGCGGGCTGAATAAACAGATAAAAGCGTATCTATTGATTTATTCGCCTTCCATAAAAACCCTTCTGATAAAACAACTGAATTGCTTTTACGCCTCGTGCTGGCATTGTGGATTGATAACCGGCTAATTTCAAGTTCCTGCCTTGTTATCCCGCCTTCGTTATACATTGCCCGGCGTATGCCTTCGTTCAAATTATTTGAGTAAAGCGTGCTATAATTATTCACCTCTGACAATTCAACTAAATTCGGCTGTAAAACATCCCAGCGTTCTATCGTTGACGGTGAAATATTTTTGTAAATCGAAGGCACGCCCAAATAATTAATCGCATTGCCATCCGATAAATAACTAAAAACATAGTTGTAAACTAAATCTGAAAAAGAAAATAGCGGATTTATTTCATCGCTTATCAGCCGGTTCAATTCAGAACTTGACACTTCACGCCCCGATTTATTGGCAATAAAAAACCTCAGTTTACTTATCCGATCTGCATAAAAATCTATTGGGAAAAATATTTCGGCTACTGAATTAGCAAGTAAATAAGCATTTTTGTTTGTGAGTTTCTCTGGGATAACGATGTTTCCTATGTTTTTAATGTCATAGGCTTGGTCGTATTCGTAAATATCAAACCCTTTTTTGCCGAACCAATTTAAAATACTCATGCCCTATTTTGTTATCGCAAATATAAAATAAATTAAATCAAAATCAAAATAACACTTTTAGCTCCTTGTAAACTAAAATATATGCCATAATCGCATTATTCAGGCAGTCGATATTGTCATCGAATAGCTCTTCTTTTCTCATTTTTCCATCAGCATCTTTAGCATCCGGGTGTTTGAAAGTATAGATTTGCCGTGCAAATTCCCGATTATTCTGAGTATCGACTATAAACATTTTGCCCGTAATAATGTCGAAGTTCATCATTATCCTTTCAAATTTATCTTTCCGGCTGTGCCATGTATCGACTGGAATTTTCGACAGGTAACAATCCCTAAAAAACTTTTGCCCAAACTCGCCGTTTGTTTCGATAAATGTGTGTTCAACCGGGTAGTCACGTTGCCATTTCTTAATCTGTTCTGCAATCAAAACCTTTTCGATCCGGTTACACGAAAACGAATCTATCAAATATAGGTTGCCATCTTCTCCGATCGCCGTCAATGTTAATGCAAAGTAGTCCCCGCCTTTGGCATTGGATGGGTCGGCAAATATTATGAAGTGGCGCAACCGTTCACCGGCTTTAGTACAGAAGTGGATATTGTCTGTTGTGAAAATTTCACCGGTAATTTCAGCATAATTACCTTCACAAAGTACCTGCCATCTCCAATAGTCATATGAACCAATTTCGGCTTTTTGCCCTAATTCGGTCCACTTCAAAAAAAGGTCAATTTGAGGTTTACTAAGAAATGGGTTATCCCTCCAGGTTGTTTTTAGAAAATTGTCATCAGTGATAAAATCCCTAATCCAAAATTCCCGATAAGGGTTGTAATCAAAAAATATCTGCTCCCGGTTATTTATCATTAATTTTTCGATAACCGATTTATCCCAGGCGTGTACTTCGTTAATGAACCTTGTATCGCAGGCTCCGAGCGAGTTAACGATGTTATTCGCATGGATGTTGTTAATGATGTTGATGAAGGCTAATTCATTACCCTTGTATGCAAATGTCTTTTGGGTTGCGTTGGCTTTAATGTTGCTGAGTATAGGACTGAATATATTTTGAAAGTCGGACATCAGCCCAAAATTTTGCTGCTTTGGAGATTCGGAAAAACATTGAAACCGTTTCCTATTCGCTGAGAAAAAATCAACTCCGATATTTTGAAGGATTGAATATGTTTTCCCAGAACGCTTTGAACCCTGTAATATGACAATAGGTTCGTTTTTAGCCCGCTTAAAAAAGTCATCATATTTTGCTATTATTTTTAACCTCATACCCTTTCAATTTCAATCCTGTTATCTGAGCCGTCGCCGTCAATGTCTTTAAGTAAGTCCAGAACTTTCGGTTGCACGGAGGAGCCTTTCGATTTACTACTTTCAATTATTTTGTCATAGTAGTATCGTTTGAAATTTCTCATTGCTTTGGTTAAGGCTACATCAAGTTCTGGGTTTGTTTTCCGCTCATCCTCTAAAAAAGTGTAGGTTAAACCTAACTCACTTGCGATAGTTGTATACGAATAGCCATCGGCTCCCATTTCAACTATTTTTTGCAATATCTTATCGGTAAATTCCACACCCCAAAATTAATAAAAAGATTCCGAATATTACTAATCAAAAAATTCGATTCACTTTCGTTAATTTTACATTGAATTATTTTAAAATTACATTGAATTATTTATTTTTTACATTGCTAAGTTATTGATTTATAGTATATATTGTAAAAATGTAAAAAATATATATATAATCTTTACCTATATGGGTCTTGATATATATAGAAGTTCAGAAAAATTTTTACATTTTTTACAGTAACTTGCATTTTTCAGGTTTAAGTTACTGATTTACTGATAGTTGACTCACTGTAAAAATAAAAAAAGTGAATGTAATTTTCACTTTTTTGAATCAAATTTTAACGAAAGTGAATGTAAAATTTACAGTAAAATTTGAAAATGGGATGTTTTTCATGGTTTTTCAGTCGAGTTGTGATTTTTGGACTTTAAAAACATTATTGATTTTTTGTTGAAAAGATGTAAATTGCCTTAAAAATTTGAAAGGCTACTTGTGGAACGATTGCGTTTCCGAGTGCGGCAACTCTGTCCATCCAATCGGGAAGCCCATCATCTTTTCTACAAATTGCGGTTTTAATATCCAATTCCCATTCGGTCTTAAATCCCTGCCTTTTAGATTTAATGTTTTCCCCATTGCATAAGCTGTTAGGCATGAGCAATTTTCCCATGTTTCCATTTTCCTTAAATATGTTTTGTTTTGTTGATGTCCGTCTGCCTTGTTTGGAGTAGGCAATAAACCAAACTCTTTCTCTACGATGTGGCGCGTTGATACCACAAGCTGGAAGTAAAAACGGGATGACTTCGTAGCCTTCAATTTCCAACTCAATCTGCACTTCGTCGAATACCATCCCTCTATTCCAATTAACAATGCCGGGAACATTTTCGCCAACAATCCAGGACGGTTGAATCTCTCGAATTGCTCTAAGCATTTCCGGCCATAAGTGGCGTTCATCCGCTTTTCCAAGCCGTTTCCCTGCTGAGCTGTATGGCTGACATGGGAATCCTCCCGTAAGGATGTCAATGTTTCCTCTGTGAATAGTGAAGTCTGTTTTTGTAATGTCTCCATAACTTATTGAATTAGGCCAGTAATATTTCAGGACTTTTTGCCCAAATAGGTTCCATTCACAATGAAAAACATTGTTCCAACCCATCCACTCAGCAGCTAAATCAAATCCGCCGATCCCTGAAAATAAACTACCGTGATTAAAACTCATTTTTAAAAATTTGTTTAAAGTTGTGATTTTTGTACTTTGCAAAACCTGGTTTTCCAGATGTTGATTGCGGCCATTAATTCGGCTTCTTTGATGATTCCGTGATGGTCTTTCCTCCTTCCGGTTAAAACATTTGAGACCTGGACGACCGAAATATTTAATTTGGTTGCGATTTCGCCATAGGCACCAACCGGCAAATTGTTGTAAATATCCCATCGGTCAAGTCGAGGTTTAAAAAGAGTTTTCTGCATACCTCCTATATTTTTCTTTTGCATCATAATTCAAATGGCAGTATTGGCACATATCTTTAAGCCGGTCAATGGTTACATCCCAGTTAGTTTCGTCATGGTCAAGATGTGCAACTGTCAAAACAACTTTTACCTTTTTAGGATTGATGGCAAAATATTCCATCCTTTTAAAGTCACTTTCATCCTTTGCCCAAAATGTTTTGAGTTTATACCTGCCACATGACAGCACCCGAAGTTGGTAACTCCATACCTGTGTATGGTTTTCTAAACCGCAAACTTCGCATTTCCCTTCCGACCTTTTGCGTACAGCCGGGACTATTTTAGTTTTCCAATTTGGCGGGTAATTTTTGTAATCTATTGGCATTTTTTTTATTTTTTGGTTTAAAAAAGTATTAGATTGGATTTACTTAATTCGGTTTTAGCATAGCCAAATTTTTTGATTTCATCTTTTTTTAGTTTATTTTCTTCAATCCATTTCGTAGCCTGTCGATGGAAGTCTTTTTTTATTTCAAAGCCAAATGCTTTTCTGTTTAGGTTTTCAGCAGCCACTAATGTAGAACCGCTACCGGCTACCGGGTCGATTACAACATCGCCGGGGTCGGTAAATATTTCAATAAGATATTCAAGTAATTTAACCGGCTTTTGTGTTGGATGGATTTTATCGCTATCATTATCTCTGGGGCAGTCAATACAATTAAAAATCATTTTGCCGTTGTTCCTGAATTTTGGCAGCCTGTCACGGTATAAAACCAATCCATATTCACAATTCCCTACTATTTTCATATTGGCTTTAAGTACCTGAGCGGAGAAGTTTTTGCGGAATACCAAATTAATGTAGTTATTTAAACCGTATTTTTTAGCCAACTCGATGTAATACATTTGAGCATCAAAAGCACAAAACAAAATCATGCAGGGTGCATCGCCTTTTTGCCTTGCCTCGCCTTCAACTTTAATAGTTTTCTTTTCGGCTTTTAGCATTGTACTGCAAAAGTGCATAAACTCAGCCGGTCGGAAATCTTTATCTGTATCAAAGAACGATTTCCCTGCCAATTCACTTTCACCATTTGAATTGTCGCCGTCTTTATACCACGCAGGATTCGAGGCATAAGCCTTTTCGTTTAAATTATAAGGTACGTCTGCTATTAAAAGTTGACATTTAGGAATATTATACTTCTTATAATTTTGAAAGTGATCATGAAATAATGTTTGCATTTATTATTTTGTTTTAATTATTAGTTCTAATTCTTTATCCATCAAATTCAAAGAATCAAACAACCTATAAAATTTACTATACAAGGTTTGTTTATTTATATTATTTGAATCCGCCCATTCTGCTATTGTTTTTTTTTCTCCATCTATTGAAAGAAAAAAACTATTTAGTTTATTGTTTTGTTGCTTTTCTACATCAACCCACCTGCAATTTTCAGGGCAATAATTTCCATTAGGATTAATTCTATCGATGCTTTTACCATGTAAATATCCATTATCAATTGACCAATTTTTAAACTTTAAAAAATCATTTAACCAATCAAAACATATTTCTATTCCTTTGCCTCCGTAATATCTATATGCAGGAGTATTTTTATTATAACACCGTTGTTTCATCCCTTTATAAATACCATAAATCCTTGTTTTTGATTCTCCGTGTGTTTTGGAAAACAACCTTAATTTATTTCCACGAACACATCCACAGCTTTTACTTTTACCTGAAATTAGATTATAACTCAATATGGTTTTTGTGTTACCACATTCACATTCGCATTCCCATGATGGGTTTTTGCTTGTTTTTTCTGCCCTTGAAATTATTGTTAATAATCCAAATTTCATTCCCGTTAAATCTTTACTTTTCATATATTTTTTCTACAAATATACTATATAACTTTGGTATATATAAATAAAATTACTAACATTATATGGCAATTATAAGTTGTGCCTTTGGAATCTGGTAAACTTTGAAGTTTTGGAAATGGTCGTGTATTAACATAGTTTTAGTTTTTGTTTTAAATCGTTAAAATCTGTCGGTTGGAGGTCACGGATATTAAAATCAAGTGCGGCTACTTCTTTTAATGTTAATTTTCTTTTTAACTGTGAATGATTTTCATTGATAAATTCAAATGTTTTTAATCGAATAAAAACCGGTGAAATACCGAACGCAAAAAAAACATTGAAGGAACAGAAATCTTGGGAGCGTGAAAGAATTTCAACCTCTTTGGCTAAGTCCTCAAATTCGTTTTTTTGCTTAAAATATTGATAAAGGATTTTGTCTTCGCGGATCTGAAATTCGCTAAAAATTTCATTTGTGCTTAAAATTTTGTTTTTCATAATACCAATATTATAAATCAGTTTTCTAATATTAATAAAGTAACTTTCCACAAACTATACAGCATTCTTTGTCTGAATCTGCAGTTGGCGAAGGACAGTCGCAAACCGATTTTATAACAACAGGCATATTTAATGCTTGTAAAATTAGTTCTGAATTAGCTTTTGGGCATAAACATACAACCATTAATGAATCTGTATCTATAATTCCAGATTCTCCTGTTCCATTAATATTTGTTACAAATAGGTATTTCATTTTATATAATTTTGTGGTTAATAATTCGCACTTGTATTTAAAATGGTGTTTCTTTTGGTTTGACGTAATTTTCTTCTTCGTCTTTTTGCCTTTTTTTGTCCAAAACTTCAATTATATCCGATTTTCGCCAAGTTGATGGCCGATAAGGCTCACCAAAAATCGAAACCACGCAATCCCGAATAGTTTTCTTTGAAGCGTTTTTATCAAAATCGAAAACGTGCTTAAAAAACACCCCAATCGTAACTTCAAAATTATAAAATTCGACTTTTTCATAAAAACCTTTTGCGAAAAAATATGATTTTATGTCATCAACATTCCGGCTTTCAAGTCCCCTTACCTCTGTTTCTTTTGCCATCGAATCTGACCATTCGAGCCAGTCAGTATCCCGGTTACATTGTTGGATAAAATTTAGGAAAAGGTCGTAAATTTGCTGATACCCTAATTTTTTCTTCTTTTCTTCAATCCGAAACTCAAAAAATCGCCGTTCGCTTTTATCCTGGACAAAGGTTTCTAATGGGTCGTTTGAAATGAAAACATAGTTAGGTTTCGCCGGGATGTCAATTTGATTTTTGAAAACAAACCGGACTTTTGCCCCTGAAGTAGTCATCCGCTTTTTTAGTGAACCGTAAGATTTTGACGAATCCTTTGGCATTGCTTCGTCAAGTAAAACAGCCCGGCAGCTGCAAATAAGCGGGGCAATATGGTCTTTAAATCCCAACTCTTGAGGAAGGTCACTTTCGTATTTTCTTGTGTTCGATATGTCTTTCTCACCGTTCAAAATTGAAACAATCGTTGAGGCAATAGTCGTTTTACCAACCCCTTTATTATCGCCCCAAATAAAAATTGCCTTATACCTGTGAGGCGGGCAATCTCCGTCCCGAGATTGGCAAACAAAATATTTCAACATTTCAATTTGAAGCGATGAAAAACCAAAGGCATCCCTTAAGTCGATGACTGATTTTATATAAAGTTCATTGGTTCTTTCGACAGTCAGCAACTCATCAACCCTTTTGGTTATACATCGGATAGCGTTCGATCCAAACCAAAATTGGTTAGCAGTCCCCTCCGCCCACTTGTCTCTATTGTCAACTCCCTTTGAGATATTTTGCATTTGGATTGTAAAGGATATGCCCCGTTGCCCGTAAATTTTACCAATATTCCTTATCGGAGCCAAAAAACAGGGCTCGTTTAAAAAATCACAGTAAATTTTATTGCACAAATCCCGTATCTCCTCCTGAGAATCAAATGTTGCCGCGTTTATATAATCGTTGATGTTATCGCACTTAATCACTTTCTGTAAAATCTCGCTACCGATTAACTCATCAAGACTTACATTCGTTTCGCTAAAAAACTCATTTTTTACTTTACTTTCAGAATCAAAAATTTCATTTTTATTTTCACAATCTGAAATAAAGTCTTCAAACGTCTTAAATTTGAATTCCCGGTAATATTTTTCAGGAACTAATTTTTCGGCAATAACTGTGGCAACAATGAGTGAATAAGACAATGGACTATCAGGTCGATTTTCGATCCACCATAGTATTTTCTTCCACATTATAAGATATTTTAATCCTTCAATGAATTTGCATCAATGGCCAACCCGTTTTCAATTAATCCAAATACGTCAAAGTGCCATTCAAAAAGTTTTTGAAATAATTCAAGTTGGTGTAAACTTATTGAAATAATATTTTCAGAAAAATAAGATTCCGCAAATGAATGATTATTTGAATGATATGCAAACACGCAAATATTATCGTCAGTATCATAATATTTAACGCCAAATAATCCATAATTTGATTTCAAAGAATCTATCTTGAGAAAATCTGAATCCGATATTTTAGCCAATTCAACTATTGGTACTATCCTTTCCCCTCCAACTTCAATCTCTTTTATGAGGTCGGAAAGTGGGTGGAGGATTGGCTTATATCTAATTGCATAGGAAATATTATGTGATTTCAATAATATCGGAGAATGATAAAAACCACCCTTCCTCCTACTATGAGGCGCAATCATTTTCAATCCATACGGCAAATATGGTGCTAAATGTTTTAATTCAAGTTTTTCCATAATGTTTCGTTTTATGCCTCAAAAAAATAGACTCCATTTCTTTTCATGCAATTAAATCCAGCGGAACGGGCTATTTTTGACCAGAAAACTTTGTCGCCTTCATCTTCAATTAGCCCGTAAACCCCTCGAATATAATCGAGAGGGTTTGAATAGCCTTTATTATCTTTTAAGAAATCGGAATAAATTACTTTAAACCAATTAGCGAGAATCCTTTGTGTTCTTTTTCTTGCGTTTTCCATGTTGTTGTTGATTTAAAATGGTGCATCTTCTTTTTTTATTTCATTCCCGTTTGCATCCCATGGCAAATCATTAAAAACCGGTGTCGGTGTTGGCTTATTTACAGACGTTGCCTCAATCGAATCTTCGCCGCCAAAAATATCGGAATATGTATCGTATGTTTTTTGTGGTATTTTCGGGGCTTCATTTTCTACTTTTGAAACATAGCGAATCCCAAGGCATTTTGAATAACGGATATTTTCGTCGGTTTTTGGGTCAACAAATTCATCGATGAGAATCGAAACATCCGCCAGGAAAACCTCATTTATGACTTCATTTTTCTTTTTGCCATCAGCATCAAAAAACGGAATTGGCGTTTTTGATTTTCCGTAAAATACAAATTCGTCTTTATCGTTTTTGGACGTTTTGTCAAAAATATACCCGTCAATCAGGTTCTTGTCATCTTCTGAAATATACAGAGGGACATTGTACTGTTTTGTGGTTTTACCATCGTTATCAAATGTCCGGTGTGATTCCGGGTCGAACCCGTAAATTTTTACGTTCTTTAAAATTAGTTTCATTATTCGTTTTGTTTTTAAAAGTAATATTTTCTTCCAACGTTTACAATTTCGGCACGAAGTCCAAAATTTTTATACAATGCCCGATTTGTTAAGGCATAGTTACAAGCCCGGTCTGACTTATGGATAGTGACTGCCTTCATGTCTCGATTTATTTCAAAGAATTTTCGCATTATTCCAATTGCGTGGAAGTCTGAGCAATGCCATTCCAGACCGATTTTTTGATCGTCAGTTAATGAGGCAAAAAGCATTGAGTTGTAACTCAATTCGATTGCCAGAAAATCCACCTTCAAATTATAGGCTGATTTGTCGATAACCTTCGCAAAGTCAGTCATAAAAACGAGTGTCTTTTTTTCTTCCTTGCAAAAAATCGCAAACCCAAAACATTCGACATTATGCCAAACGGCAAACCGCTTAATGATGAAAAATTCATCTTCGTAACGATTATCGTTAAAATGCAAAACATCAAACATTTTCGCCAATTTTTCAACGTCCCCGAAATGGTCGCTATGTTGGTGGGAGTAAATTACTCCCACCACTTTTTTTGCATCGGGTATGGCTGCAATGATTTTTTTAAAAGTACCCTTCCCAGCCTCGATTATTAGCGTTGCTTTTGGAGATTCCAAAATATAAGCGTTGCCGTCGCTCCCGGTTCCTAAACAGGTAAAAATCATTGTGGATTGCTTAATTGGTTTAAAAACTGCAATTTTGAGAAAAAAACCGATTTTTCGAGTCTTAATTCATAGCGGTCGATGATTTTATTTTCATCGAAAAACCAGTATTTCACTTCTGTTTTTCCTTCTTTTCCAACTTCAACCCCTATCGAATGAATAACGTTTTCAACCAGTTTCGTACCCTCAAGATAAAAAACTTTTTGCCCCACTTCGTATTTTGTCGTGATAACCATATTTTTAGTTTTTAAAATATTACAATAAATCTTTTGTGTGGCTTTTCGTATCTGCCAAGTGACGGCTCGTAAGTAACTGATTTTACTACAAACGAATAATGAGGATTATTAAAAACCATCGAAATTTCGTCGTCAATATTGAAATCAAATTCTTCGGGGCAGGTTCCTGACATTTTACCTTCGTCGTAATCAAGTGTCATAACCCTAATGTCATTTTTTTTTTGAGAAACATCAATTTTCATAATTTTAGTTTTTATTGTTTAAAAAATTCATCATTGCTAACTGGCAGCGATTTTTGATCGCTTAAATCTTCGTGGTCAATGTCGATAACCGGCAACTCCTCGGCAATGTAAGTTTTTGGCATCTGCATAGCAATCTCCATTGCTTGCTTTTGAGCCACTTTTTCAACCATTAAAGCTGGCTTTTCCTTCCAAAACTTATTTGGAGTCCCGTCGCCTTTTCTGTTCAAAACCTCCTCAATATTGATACTTCTAAAAATCGGCTCCCTCAATCCTTTGATAAAGATTTCAGCCCAGCCGCCTTTCAGCGTTTCGTTCTTACCGTAAATTTGACCTTTGCGAAAATCGAAACTGCCGTCTTGTTTTTCGATAACGACACCTGATTTCATTCCATCAAATTGCGGGTTTTCCATTCCTTTTTCAATATATTTCTTTGCAGAAATTACCGGGGCATAGGTTGTGACTCCGCCGGAAACGAAAGGCAAAGGGTAGATTTCAGGAGGTACCGAAAACGGATTTGCCCCGAAAATTGCCGCTTGCATCAAAAATGTTTCCTTTTGCTCCGGTGTCATTTTCTTAAATTCTGGGATTAACTGATTGCATTTTGATTCCGAAACTACCAGTTTCCCGGTTGTAAATTCAAGTTCAAAAAACAATTCACCGTTGATTTTCCGCAACAGGCTGAAACTTTCAGGCTGCTTTTCAACTGCCTTTTCAATCGGTTTTTTCGCCTCGTTTTCACCTTTTTCAATTCTGTCTTCTGTAAATTTAGGGGGAATTGGTTTTTGTAGTTCCTTTGGAATTTCTCCAAGTGGTTTTAATTCTGCCATGATTTTATTTATTAATTTCATTCATTAATACATCGTAATTGTCTTTTATATATTCTTTTACAAGTCTATCGCATTTGTTATTTTCATACAACCACACTAAATAAGAAGCTGGCACATTAATCATTTTATCGCCTTTGTATTTTCCCCAAGGCATTAAGCTTTCATCTGTTAATTCTGCCATAACTTTTTGATTTTAAATTGTTTATATTTTATTTAACTTAATTCTACTATTTTGAGTAAAAATCCAAAATAAACGACTTTCTTATCTTGACTCTATATTTGTCACCTTTCGATGAAATAGCCCTAAAAAAGGCTTTATTTGCGTTTACACGACCTATTAATTTATGCACGTTTTTTTCTGTTACGAAATGTCGAAAAACCCTTTTATCGGTTCTATGTTCGATGACAATTTTATAACGTTGCCCGACAAATGATATTAGGTCTTTTTCACTCATTATAGTTAACTGATTTTTAATGTTTTCAAATTGTCATTTCGCATCAGGATAACCGTGTTTTTCACTTCTGAGTAAAGTTTTTCATTCAGGATGATCGCCTCATCAATAAAGATAGGCAGGTCTTTTCCGAATTTCGACTGGAACCAGCCGCAAAGCCAAATGTAAAAGGCAATCGTTTTTCCGTTCCCTGCGTAAATCGAGCCGTCAAATTCGATTTCAAAAACCTCGGTTCTGTCATCGTTGCTGAGGTTCTTTTTGAACAAACTAACTTTGATGTTTTCCGGCATTTCTGCATTAATCAAATTTTCAAAGTCGTTGTAATAATCGTTTTCAGCCTTTTCGATTTTGACAAGTTCGCGCTCGAATGAATAAAGGGCTTCTTTGAGTTGTTTCAATTCATAACTCAAAATTACAATTCGATTCTGAGCATAGATATGAACTCCATTAAGTTCGTTATATGTGGCAATCAAATCCTGTTGCTCTTTTTGCAAACTTTCAATTTCGGCAATTTTACCGTCAATTTCCGAATAATCGAAAGCGGGCAAAGCGTGAAGTTGTTTTTTAAACTCTGCTATTTTTTGCGCCTTGTCAGTTTCAAAACTGGCTTTATTCCGTAAGTTGCCTTTTTCAATCTCAAGATTTTCATTAACTATCCTGGCATTTTTTGCTTCAGTATCGGTTGACCGGAGATCGAAAATTTCTACTGAATCTGAGTTCCTTTTGATAGATTCGGCAATAGCTCGCTCTGCACTGGCAATTAATTCGTTTTTGTTGGCTTCAAAATCCCGGAGGTAGTCGATTTTTTTACTTTCAAAATTTTCAACCGACTTTTCAGCATCTGAAAGTGACATATATTTTGAAAGTTCATTTTTCAAATCTTCGAGCGGGGTTACCTCTATTTTCTTGAATTGGCAGTCCGGGGCCGTGCAAACCTGGCACAAAGTACATTTTGCCCCTTTTACGTTTTCATCGTAGTTTTCAATCTGCAAAGTCAGCGATTTGATTTGCGAAATCTTCACTTTCATCCGGTCAATTTGCGTGTCGATAAAAACCGTGTCTGGCTCCGACAATTGAACTTTTTCAAGTTCTTTTTTTAAGGCATCGACATCTATCAAAACTGGCTTCTCAATTTCCGGTAAAAGTGGGATTAGAGGTTCAGGAATAAAAACTGAATTTTGAACTTCTGAAATCATTGCATTGATACTATTGTTTACAATAGTATCAGAAAAAGGTAATTCAGGAACGGCATTTTGTCTTTGTTTCCTCAATTCAGCGAGTTGGCTGTCATAATCAACAACCTCAATTTTTTCCGGCTCCTGAACTTTTGAAAGTTCCTCGAGTTTTGAATTAGTGGCTGAAATCTGATCCTTTTGAGCCGAAATTTTGCCGGACATTGTTTTTTTATCGGAAAGTCCGTTAAAGTAGCTGGTTTTGTCGATTTTTACAAGGCTCGAAAAAATAGCCCGTTTATCTTCTTTTTTCAGGTTGCGGAAATAATCGGGGTTGCAAAACAAATGGAAATTTCCGAACACTTCCAAAATTTTAGCATCGTATTCAGCCTTTCCTACCACCCGGTAATCAATCGAATAAACGGCGGTAACTGACCTTTGTAGTTCTGTTTCATCGCTCCCTTTTTGCCGTTTTTCGCTGCCTTTCGCCTGTTTGTTGAATACAACTCCGCTTTGTTCGATTTCGACTTCGACCGTCAAGTCGGATAACATTGTAGCGTTTTTTGGGTAAATTTTACCGTCAAATTCTTTTCCGTCGATGTCTTTACCGGTGATAGCAAAAAGAACTGCTTTCCAAATTGTGGTTTTTTTCCCGTCGTGCGGGGCTTCGATTTTTGCCGGAGTCTCAAATTCTATATTTGAGGCCTCCATAAATTTTTTGATTTTGATTTTCATATCTCTTTTAGTTTTAAAAGTTCCATACAAAGATATAAAAAAAACAATACGTAATACATTTTTAAAAATAAAATGTAGTTTTTTAAAAATAAAGTTGAAAAATTTTAATAGAATCAAAAATTATTTATATATTTATAGGGTAATCAAAAACGAAACAAAATGAAAAAAATTATCACAAACAAATTAATTAGGTCGTTCGGCCCATGTTATGATCCTTCTAAAATTGGTATCCCTGATTCAGAAAAACTATCCATTAAAAAATGGATAGAAAAATATAGGAGTAGCGTTAAAAATCAATCAGATGTAATTTGGTTAATTTGTCGAAAAGAGTTTATACCTGACCGTGATTTACGCCTATTCGCCGTATGGTGTGCAAGAGAATCGTTTAAGTTACAAGAATCGGTTGATGAAAGAAGTATTGAATCTTGTAATGTAGCTGAAAAATTTGCAAATGGAGAAGTAACAAACGAAGAATTATCAGCCGCATGGTCAGCCGCATGGTCAGCCGCATGGTCAGCCGCAGAGTCAGCCGCATTAGATATTATCTGTAAACGTTGCGAGATAAAGGAGTAACCATGTACCCAACTACAGGATTTACACACGAACTATCACAAGCCGAACAGAACGCGAACGAACTGGCAACCGTCCGCGAAATTGTCAGGCTTCACCCCGATAATGCTTACTGGCGCTCAGTGCTTATTGCGGTTGAAACTAAAACCGAACTGGCGCGGGATGCGGAGTGGTTGAGGGAGTCTCCGGAATTGGTAAACTCCACCATTGACCCCCGCGAACCGTGGCAGATCGAAATGGACGAGGCGGGGCAAGACCAACAGGCACAGATAACAGAACTGCGAGGTGGATGATGGCCGAACCGCGCCAAAC